TCTTTCCAAGGGCAACGCTCGTGCTGAAGACCTGGTACGCAACCATGGCATTGCCAGCAACGGCGTACAGCTGCACGTCGACAACATCGTTGGCCACATGTTCCGGCTCAGCTATAAGCCCCGGTGGCGTGCCCTTGGGATGACAGAGGCAGACGCCCGGGCCTTTGCCCAGGACGTGGAAGCGGCCTTCACCGAATACGCGGAAGACCCCGTGAACTGCTGGGTCGATGCCGAACGCAAGCGAACCCTCACCATGATGTGCCGCGAAGTCGTGGCCACACATGCCACCGTTGGTGAAGCCAGCGCCAGTGCCGAGTGGATCGACCGCACCGGCAGCCCGTTCCGCACCGCCATCAAGCTGATCAACAACCACCGCATCAGCAACCCGCACAACCTGCCGGACACCAACAGCCGCAGGGGCGGGGTGGATGTAGACCGCTACGGCGCCGCGGTTGCCTACTGGGTGCGCAACCATGAGACCCACGGTGCGGGGTTCGGTACCAGTGGCCTGGGTTATGAGTGGACCCGGGTACCACGGGAAACCAGCTGGGGCCGGCAACAGTTCCTGCATGTGTTCGAGCCCCGTGGCGATGGCCAGACCCGGGGCGCGAACCAGTTCCTATCGGTGATGGAGCAGCTGCCCCAGCTGGGCAAGCTGCAACACACCAAGCTGCAGAACGCCATCGTGAACGCCATGTACGCGGCGGTGATTGAATCCGAGATGGGGCCGGAAGCCGCCTTCGAACTGATCGGCGGCGAGACAGACACTGACAAGCTCCATGAATTCATGTCGGTGCTGACGGACTATCACAAGGGCGCGGACATCCGCCTGAACGGCGTCCAGATCCCGCACCTGATGCCGGGTGAAAAGCTGAACCTGATGACCAGCAGCAATGCGGACAACGGCTTCAGTGAACTGGAACGCTCCATCCTGCGGTGGTGTGCCGCCGGGATGAACACCAGTTATGAATCCCTGGCGAAGGACTATAGCCAGACCACCTACAGCAGTGCCCGGGCTAGCATGATGGAAAGCTGGCGCTACTACATGGGCCGCCGGAAGATCATCCCCAGCCGGTTTGCCTCCATGGTGTTTGCGCTCTGGTTCGAAGAAGCGCTGGACCGTGGCGAAATCCAGCTGCCCCGCAGTGCAACGCGGGATTTCTACCAGGCAAAAGCCAGCTGGTGCAATTCCGAATGGATCGGCGCCGGCCGCCTGGCCATCGACGGCCTGAAGGAAGTGAAGGAATCCGTACTGCTGATCGAATCCGGCCTTTCCACCTTCGAGAAAGAACTGGCGAAGATGGGAGAGGATTACCAGGAAGTATTTGCCCAGCAGGTGCGCGAGATGCAGGAACGCAGAGATGCGGGCTTGCCGCCACCGAGCTGGATGAAAACCCAGGCACTGGCGCCGGATCAGGAAGAGCCAGAGGTTGCACCTGGTACGGCTTAACGTTTCTGCAGGGTAGAGCAGTGGCAGCTCATCGGGCTCATATCCCGAAGGTCGCTGGTTCGAATCCAGCCCCTGCAACCAATTCCGAGCCCCGCCCCGGCGGGGTTTTTTAATACCCGGAGAAACCTATGCGACACCAGAACATTGCAGCCCGTGTGCTGAATCAGCCGCTGTTGCTGGAGCCTGGCTATGCCCGGGTATTCATTGGCGCGCTGGCGCCCCGGCTGGGCATTGCCACCCTGCAGGATGAAACCGGCCTGGTGGAGACTCAGGAAAAGCTGCGCATGCGAGCGGATTCGTTTGATCCGGACCGGCCGCGCAACCGCCCCTATGAGGTGATGAACGGCATTGCCGTGATCCCCGTGGAAGGCTCCCTGGTGCACAAATTCGGGCATCTGCAGCCTTATTCCGGAATGACCGGTTACGACGGCATCATCGCCCGCATTGAAGACGCGCTGCGCGACAACACCGTTACCGGCATTCTTCTGGATATCGACAGCCCGGGCGGTGAGGTCAGCGGCTGCTTTGATACCGCCCGCCGGATCCACGAACTGCGTGGCATCAAGCCGATCGGATCCATTGCCTACGACATGGCCGCCAGTGCCGCCATGGCGATTCACAGCAGCACAGACTTCCGATACACCACCGCCACGGCCCGCAGCGGTTCCGTGGGTGTGGTGATGATGCACGCCAGTTTTGAGCGGCAGCTGGAAGAAGCGGGAATTGACGTAACCCTGATTCACTCCGGTGCTTTCAAGGTGGACGGCAACCCCTACAAAAACCTGCCGACACAGGTACTGGAGCGCTTCCAGTCGGAAAGCGACCGGCTACGCCAGGCATTCGCCGGAATGGTCGCTGACCAGATCGGCCTGTCTGCCGAAGCCGTCCTGGCCACGGAGGCCGCGATTTACACCGGGCAAGACGCAATCGACGTTGGATTCGCGGATGAGCTCATCAACGGTCACGACATGCTGGCCGCCTTCTCGGACTACGTCCAAACCACCCAAACGATCGGAGTAAGCACCATGACCGACAGCACCAAAAAGCCGGTGGCCCAGCAGCAACAGGCCACCACCGAAACCCCGGCCAGCAATGCTGGTGCGGAACAGGAACAACCCGTGGATACAATCACCATTGCCGCCGATGCCGCCGCTGCTGAGCAGGCCCGCGTTGCCGGAATCCTGCGGTGTGAGGAAGCCGAGGGCCGCACCAAGCTGGCCCAGCACCTGGCGTTCAACACCCGCATGAGCGTTGAAGACGCCAAGGCCGCGCTGGCCGCTGCCGATGAGGCCCCCAAGGCTGCCAACAATAGCCTGCTGGATGCGGCCATGGGCAACACCAAACAGCCGAAGATCGGCGCTGATAACGGGTCTGCCGATGGTGACCCGGAAAAGCCTGATCCTTCAGTGGCCTTGATCTCCGACTACCGCAAGTTCACCGGCCGAGCCGCCAAATAACCGGCCCGCCGGTGGCGGGTAACTCTTTCAATTCGAACACGAGGAACAACCCATGAGCGACCAGATCGCACGTACCAGCACAGAAAACTTCCAGCCGGATAGCCTCATCATCGGCGGTCTGGCTGACTTCGGCCGTGGCAACCTGGCCTCCGGCCAGAACCTCACCCGTGGCGCCATCCTTGGCCGGGTGACCGCAACCGGCGTACTGACGCTTTCCGTTGAAACTGCCACAGACGGTTCCCAGGTGCCGGTCGGCGCACTGGCTCACGACATCGACGCCTCCGCTGGGGTCGAAGGTTGCCAGTACGTGCGCGGCGGTTGGCTGAATGAGCACGTGGTCAACTTCGACGCCAGCTGGACCGTTGACACGCTCAACGCCGCCTTCGATGGCACGCCGCTGAGCATCGTTAAACCCTACTAACCAGCCCCAGCATGGCGTGCGCGCCAGCCTGACTGACACTTGACACTGTAAGAGGAAAAACACCATGGCCTACGAAACAACCACGCTGCTCGCCGCCATGCGCGAGCTGGACCGGTTTAGCCCGTTTCTGCTGAACCTGCTGTTCCAGGAAGTCGTTACCTTCGGTACCGAAGAAATCGCTTTCGACAAGATCGAACTGGATGAAACCCTGGCGCCCTTCGTCAGTCCGTACGTTGCCGGCAAGCCTCGCCGTGAGCGTGGTGGTGCGTTGCGGTCCTTTGTTCCGCCCACCATCAAGCCCCTGGACATCGTTAAGCCAGACCGGGCCCTGAAGCGCCAGCCGGGCGAAGGCATGGATGGCGAGATGACACCGGAGCAACGGATGAACGCGGTGCGCATGGACATTCTGGACAACCACCGGAAGTCCATCCTTCGCCGGATGGAATGGATGGCCGCCCAGTTCCTGCGCACTGGCAAGATCGTGGTTGAGGGCGAGGACTACCCGAAATCGGAAGTAGATTTCGGGCGCGATCCAAACCACACCATCACTCTCACTGGCGGTGCGGTGTGGGGCTCTGGTACCGACAAACCGGTGGAAGACTTCGAAGACTGGTTTGCCATGATGGCGGCGCCGTGCACCCACGTGCTGTTTGGCCAGGGTGCTTTCCGTAAGGCGCTGGCAAACGCAGAGTTCAAAGACCTGGTGGAAACCCGCCGCGGTTCAGACTCCGTGTTCGAAACCGCCCCGGCAACAAACCTGGCAATGTATCGCGGAAACTTCGGCGGTGCTGGCCCTGAGCTGTGGTCCTAC